TGTGCTTCATGGGCGCACCCACCGCGTTCGACGTGGGTGCGCCCATGAAGCACAAGGACCTGTGCTACGACATGCTGCGCGACGCAGCTGTCGTAGCCGCAGCCACCGAGCCGCAGCACTGCAAGCCCGGTCTCGCGCAGTGGGCCATCGTGCTGGACATGACGGGCCGTGTCGACGTCTCGGCGCCGGTGCCCGCTGACTATCCGCTGTGGATCGCGGCGGCGCGCGACAGGATCGAACGCTTCAACGACGACAAGGCGCCCGAGCTGCGACCGTTCTCCGACGTTGTCATGGGCGAGGGATGACATGCCAATCACGTTCCCGCCGTCCAATCGCCTCGACGATTGGCGCCACCACGAGCAGCTCGGAGTAACACCGGCGATTCAGATCGAGGCGAATCCGAACTGGAGCAACGTCGCCGAGTTCTCGGCAAACGATCTCGCCCCCGGTACGCCGATTGACTTCGAGACTGGACGCCATAACAACGTCGGCCGCTCGCTTGGCTACACGTATGAGGACGTCGGCCAAGCCGCCAGGCTGAACCAGATCGTCTCACCACGGCGCCAAGCGCTGGTTGCCGAGTTCTCGATCCTCCAGACGGGCACGTCGAGCTTCACGATGTCCGGCATTGCCTACGACAGCACGGGCACAACCCCGCAGGCGAGCGCCGTGATTGACTTGTTCTTGACTGGGTCAGACACGCTCGTCCAGAGCACGGTCACGGACAGCGCCGGCGCGTTCTGGTTCTCGCTGATGGCACCTGGCCCGTACTACATCGTCGGCTACAAGCCAGGCTCGCCCGACATTGCGGGCACGACAGTCAACACGCTGAACCCGGCGTAGCCGAGGGCCGAGCATGGCCTTCCGTGACGTCGCAAGCACCTACAGTGCCGCCCCTCCGGGCTCGACGCTCGCGGCCGACATGCCGATTGGCGTGGTGGCCGGCGACAGGTTGCTTGCACTCATTACGGTCGACAACGTAACGGCCAGTATTACGGCAAGCCCTTCTGGCTGGGCGGAGATCGCGTCCGGGAACAACTCACTCGACGGCCAGTTCGTTCGGTTGTGGGAAAAGAAGAACGCCAGTGGGTCCGAGGGGGCGACGCAGTCGTGGACCTTCGGCGGCGGTAGCACCTTCACGCAGATCACTATCGCCGCGTGGAGCGGCCGAGACAACAGTGCCGCGGCAACGTTCGCCACGCCGACAGTCAACACGAGCAGCAATACCACACCAATCACGGTCTCTGGTTCAAGCGGCACCGCCGTCGCCGGGGATGACGTTGCGGTGTTCGTGGCGATGGACTCGCTGGAGGCCACGCAGACATGGGCTAAGAGCGCTTGGACCGGCTCACTGACCGAGAGAACTGACCCAGCGGGCACTAGTTGGATCAGCGACGGTCTGGCTACTCGGGACAATGTATCCGCCGGGGCCTTCGGGAGTGTCGGCTGTACGGCAACGCGGACAACCGGCGCGGCGAACTCAGGTTACACAGTTTTCGCTGTCGCTCTGCCCGCCCCAGCGGACCCCGGCCCTGGCCCGGTCCTCGACGCCTCCAGCCCGGCGCCGACGTACCTCGCCGGGCTGGCCGCCTCGGGCCTGCGCGCTGGCACAACCGCGACGTTCAGCCCGCCGGCCAAGTCTTGGATCTACGTGGCACTCAGTGACTACGATTCGAGCGCACTGATCTCGATCAACAAACCAACGAACACCGGCACGGCCCTGGCTTGGGAGCCGGTGTGGCGACACGAGGCTTTCGCCGGCCTGAACGTCGCGCAGGCGGTGTGGAGGGCGTGGAACGAAAGCGCGCAATCGAACATCACGGTCACGGCGTCGAACACTTGGACTTCGGGTCTGGGATTCGACTTCCCGAACTATGGGTCGCTGTTCGTCGACGTCTGGACCGAGGCCCACGTCTCCCAGGCCAGCGCGGCGGCTCAACTTCTCGTGACCGCCAACGTGACAAACAACGTCCCGCTGCCCGTGCGCCCCGGCTCGCGTGCTGTTCTGTTTGGCAACGACAAAGCAGGCACCGCAGAACCTACGAGCAGCGACTCAATAGTTACGTTGCTCACGAGCGGCGCGTTCGCGGCCGGCCGCGTGGTCAAGGCACTGAACAGCCCGAGGGCGAGGCAAGAGATCTTGAACTGGGTGGCAGGCGCCGCACTGGGCAGCGGGCAAGTCGAGTTCATTACCTACGAGATCATCGGCGCGCTCGGGCCGGACAACCTGCGCGGGCCCGCGAACCAAGTGGTGACGGTTGGGGCAACAGCGACGTTCGACGTCGCCGCCACGGCCTCGCTCGGCACTCTCACCTATCAGTGGCAGGACAACCGCACGGGCGCGTTCACGAACGTGAGCGGCGGCACGGGTGCAACGACCGCCAGCTACACGACCGCCACCACGCACCAGGGCTTCCAAGGCCGGCGCTATCGGTGCGTGATCACGGATGATGCGGGCAGCACCACGAGCGCTGAGGCGGCGTTGAAGATCTTGGCGTTCCCGGTCTACCTCTGGACGACCGACGTATGGCGTACCCGAAGGTCGAGACAACCTCCAGCATAAACGGGATCGGCATCACCACGCTGACGCCGGCGGAGCCCGCGGGTGCACAACAGTACGATGTTCTGCTCGCTCACGTGTATCTGGGCGCCGGTTATGGCTCGATGTTCCCACTCCCTGCGGGCTGGGACATCGTTCAGGAAACCGTACTCACGACTCAGTTCATGGGTGTGTACTGGATTCGCCGCGGGTCTTCAGCACCGAGCTTGCAGTTCGACTGGGAGGCGGCCTCCGCCGGCCGCGTCACGGTCTCTCGTGTCAGCAACTGCCGCCGCACGGGCAACCCGTGGGAGAACATCGCCGCTGTAGGCCCCGTCTCCGCGTCACCAGCCAACCCCGATCCGCCGTCCGTGTCCGTCACGTTGCCGGACGTGCTCGTCGCGGCGTTCGCGATGACCGACAATACGTGGGCGGGCGGTGGCGCTACAGCGCCGTCCGGGTACACGCTGCACTATGGGCCGATCTCGAGTCAGCTCGCGCTAGCCAGTCTCGCGGTCGGAACGGGCACGATCGACCCAGGCGCGTTCGCCAACGCATCCGGCGGCACGGAGTATGCGGCCCTCACCGTCGCGCTCGTCGGCGTCCAGTTCCCGTACATCGAGCGCGGGCCCGACACGCAGCGGGTCAACACAGGGTCCACCGCCACGTTCTCGGTGACTGCGCGCGGCACGTCAACCACTTATCAGTGGCAGGAGCGCATCGGCTGGGGAGCGTGGACCGACATCGGCTCGGCAACCTCGAGTTCCTACACCACGCCGGCCGTCAACTCGCTCTATCAGGGCCGCAGGTATCGGTGCGCTGTCACCAACGCCGACGGGACAGCATTCTCCGAGGACGCCGGCCTGAGCGTCTTGGGGTTCAAGGTCATCCTCCGCGACCCGACGCAGCCGGGCGGCGCTGGTGGCACACCCGTCGGACTTTCCACGGAAGTTGACACAGCGCTCGCGCTCTCGGCGGGCGGTGTGCCGACGGGCCTGGCAACGGAAGTCGACACAGCGCTCGCCCGCACCGCCGTCCAGGTGCGGGCCACAGGGTTGTCAACTGAGGTTGATACCGCACTAGCGCGCACCGCGGTCCAGGTTCGGGCAACAGGACTTTCCACGGAAGTTGACACGGCGCTCACGCGAGGCTCCGCACGCCCGGCTGGCCTGGCAACGGAAACCGACACGGCATTCGCCTGTGCTGGTGTGCAGGCACGCGCCGCAGGCCTGGCGACGGAGGTCGACACGGCTCTTGCCCTGGCGGCCGTCCAGATTCGGGCCGTCGGCCTAGCGCTCGAGACGGATACGGCGCTCGCACTCGCTGTAGCGCGACCGGCGGGCCTGGCACTCGAGACGGACACCGCCCTGGCACGCACCGCGGTCCAGGTCCGTGCGGCTGGGCTGTCCACCGAGGTCGACTCGGCTCTCCCGCTCGGTGTTGCGCGCCCCGCTGGCCTGGCAACCGAGGTCGACACCGCGCTTGCCCGCACTGCTGTTCAGCTTCGCGCCGCTGGCCTGTCGCTCGAGACGGATACGGCGCTCACGCTCGGCGTAGCGCGTCCTGCTGGCTTGGCAACTGAGGCCGACACGGCACTGGCACTCACTCCAGGGGCAGCGGGTTCGGTCGGTTTGTCAACCGAAGTCGACTCGGCGCTCGCACGCGCTGCTGTCCAGATCCGCGCCACGGGCCTGGCGACAGAGGTTGATTCGGCTCAGGCGCTTGTAGGCGTACACCTACGCGCTGTCGGCCTTTCCCTCGAGACGGACAGCGCCTCGGCACTCGCCAGCGCACGGCCGGCTGGGTTGGCAACGGAGGTTGACTCGAGCCTGGCGCGCGGGGTGGCCCGCCCGGCCGGCCTCGCCTTGGAGACGGACTCCGCACTCGCACTGTCTGCCTCAGCTGGCTCTTCTGCCGGACTTGCGTCCGAGGCCGACTCCGCACTGCCGCTGGCCGGTGTGCAACTGCGGGCGGTGGGCTTGGCCACAGAGGTCGACACTGCCCTGGCGCTCGCGCGCCTTCAGGTCGGGGCGACGCTCACCGCCACCGAGGCCGACACCGCCCTGGCCCGCACCGCCGTGCAGCTGCGCGCTGTCGGCGTGGCGCTGGAGACGGATTCGGCGCTCTCACTGTCTTCGGGGCAAAGTGCGCCCGTGGGCCTTGCGTCGGAGGCCGACACAGCGCTTGCGCTCGGGTTCGCGCTCGGCGTGGGACGCGCAACGGAAACCGACACGGCCCTGGCTCTCACCGGCGCCCAGATCGTCGCTCTCGGGCGCGCGGACGAAACCGACACGGCCCTGGCGCTCGCCCCGGTGCAGATTCGCGCCGTCGGGCTGGCACAGGAGACGTGCCAGGCTTTCGCGCTGTCCGCAATCGTGGCGCGCAGTGTCGGTCTTTCCCTCGAGGTCGACACCGCACTCGCTCTGTTCGCCGACAGCGGCACCGGCGCGACGCCAGCCGATATCTGGAACTACGTTCTGAGCAACGGGCTGACGGCCGAGCAGACGCTCGTGCAGGTGCACGCTTGGATTCGTGAGCTGTACCAGATCCACGGGCTCGAGGTTGGCAGCCCGCTGGCGGTTGGCCCGGAGTTCCGCACGGCGGCCGCCATCGTCCAGGCAATCGCCAACAGCGCCGGCCCGACCACAACTTACACGAGGCAGTGACATGGCCACACCGTTTGAAGTCTGGGACTATCTCGGCCTCGGCGACAAGCTCGCCGCCGTGCACACCTACGCCAACGAGTTGCACCGTGTCCACGGGTTGCAGGTGCCGTCGCCATTGGAGGTCAGTGTGACGACCCGCACAGCCGGTCCGCTGATCCAGCAGACGATCGGCGAGGCTGGTGGCATCGTCACCGTGGAACGGCTGCCCTGATCATGCTCAACGCCCGCGCCATCGCGTTGCAGGGGATCGGCTTCGCCGCGGTGTTCGTCGCCGCGCAGGGCCTGCAACCCGTGCCGCAGACCACGGGCGGCGGTGTGTGGCCGTCGCCGTTGGTCGCCCTGGCGCGCGAGCAAGCCGCAGTTCACGAGGCGCGTCTCAAGCGGCTGGCACGCGAGACAGTGCGGCTCCGGGAACTCGCGGCAGAGCTCGACCTCACGCGCGCTCTGGCCGCCGCCTCAGAACAACGCGCTTCCGAAGCTGCGGCCATCGCCCGCGCAGCGGCCTCCGTGGAGCGGGTTCGTTTAGCCGTGGAGCAAGGCCAGCAAGCCACGCGACGCGACACAGCGTTGGTGACCGCTCTCCTCGCCACCCCCCGCGCTGAAGTCACCGACAATCTCGTGACCATTCAACGCAACGACAACCGCCGCCGCGCCATCATCCTGACTGCCATCCTGCTAGCATGACCGACAACGAACTCCTCCAGGACAAGTCAATCGAACATCAGGTCGATCTGATTCAGTACGCGAACGGCGTCGTGCGCAAGGAGATCGGCGCGGTGAACGACGACGACGAGGCGATGCTCGCGGCACTCCTGGCCATGCTCATCGCGCTCCCGCCTGGCGCGGACGTCGCAACGGTCGATCAGCGGCTGTTCCCGGTGTTGCGGCTCAACGCAGACGCTTATCAGGCTTCCGAGGCCCGGCTGCGCGGCGACTTGCGCGACATGACGGAGTATGAGGCACAGTTCCAAGAGAACCTCCTGCGCACAGTGGCCGACAACCCGGACGAGGTGGAGGGCGTCAACGTGCAGTTCACTTTCGCCGACCTCGTGGCCGCGCCGTTCATGGGTGTCTTGCTCGGTGAGGCGATGGGCGGGCTCGCGGCTGCGCGCGCCCTGGCCATCCGAGGCGCGGTGCGTGCCGGTGTGCTGGCCGGACAGACGGCTGACGAGATCATGCGCGCGATTCGCGGCACGCGGGCGGCCGGCTACAGCGACGGTATCCTGAGCGCCGCGCGCAGCCACCTCGAGACCACTATTCGCACGGTGCTGGCCCACGCGGCATCGTTCACGCGCGAGGCTGTCTTCGCCCGCAACAAGCGCCTCGTGCCGCGTGTGATGTGGATCTCGGTGCTGGACGGGCGCACAAGCCAGGCGTGCCGTGCACGCTCGAACAAGCTGTACCGGGCCGACACACACGCCCCGATCGGCCACGCCTTTCCGTGGGGCGGCGGCCCCGGCGCGCTGCACTTCAACTGCCGCTCCAGTTCGACCCCGCTGCTACCCGGTGCGGCACCTGATAGAGCGCCAAGTTATAACGAGTGGCTCGCTCGACAACCGGCCGCCGTTCAGGATCGCGTGCTTGGACCGAACCGGGGCAAGATGTACCGTCAGGGATCTTTCGATCTTGACGAGTTCACCAACGACAAGGGAAGATTGCTCACCCTGGCCCAGCTACGGGAGAAGGACGCGGAGGCACTGGCAAAAGCTGGCGTTCCCCTGCGGTACTGGAGTCCGTGACCAGAATATGCGGTAGAATCGCCACAGGTGGCGAATGCCAATGGTGCCCGTTCAGCGGATGCGAGACGGGTGATCGAGCCGGATGGCTCTTCGAGTCGAGGGCGGATGCCCGCGGCAGGTATCAAACCGAACCCACATGAAACTCAAACTCACCTCCGAAGGTACTGCCGTCGTCCAAGATGGCAAGCCCGTTTACGTCACCGACGACGGCAAAGAGATTGCCTTCGACGCCCCTGGCACGGTCGCAACCATCTCCCGGCTCAACGCCGAGGCGAAGGGTCATCGCGAGCGCGCGGAGGGAGCCGAAGGACGCCTCAAGGCTTTCGACGGGATCGAAGACGCAGCCAAGGCCCGCAAGGCGCTTGAGCTGGTCAGTAACCTCGATGCGAAAAAGCTGGTGGATGCCGGCGAGAAGGATCGGGCGATTGCTGAGGCGATCAAGGCCGTCGAGGACAAGTTTGCCCCGGCAGTGAAAGAGGCAGAAACCCTCAAGGGTCAGCTGCACTCCTACATGGTCGGCGGTGCTTTCGCGCGTTCCAAGTACATCGCCTCGAAGTTCGCAACCGAAGGCCCAGCCGGAGTCGAGATCGCGCAAGCGCTCTTCGGCAACCGCCTGAAGGTCGAGGACGGAAAGGTGGTCGCGTACGACTCCAACGGGCAGAAGATCTACTCGGCCGCACGGCCGGGCGAGCTGGCTGACCCGGACGAGGCGATCGAGATTTTGGTCGAGTCGCACCCTTACAAGGCGCATTTGATCAAGGGCTCGGGAGCCTCGGGTGGTGGAACGCCGCCGAGCGGTGGTGCGGGTGACGGTGGGAAGAAGGCTGTGCCGCGTGCACAGTGGGACTCGATGGACCAGGGTGCGCGAATGGCGCACTCCAAAGCCGGTGGCGTTGTCACCGACTAGCTCGCTTCAACCAATCTGAAAGGCCCTCACCGTGGCAAACGTACTCACCAACCTCGCCGCCGACATCTATAAAGCAGCCGACGTCGTCGGCCGCGAACTCGTCGGCTTCATCCCCTCCGTCACCGTCAACGGCGACGCCACCACGCGCGCCGCCAAGGGCGACACCATCCGCAGCCATGCGACGCGCCCCGTGACCGTCAACACGACGTTCGCGCCGTCGATGACCATCCCGGAAGGCACCGACCAGACCGTCGACAACAAGACGATGACGGTCGACAACTACGCCAGCGTCCAGATCCCGTGGACCGGCGAGGAAATGAAGCACGTCAACAACGGCTCGGGCTTCGAGACCGTGTATGGCGACCAGATCAAGCAGGCCATCCGCTCGATCTGCAACGCTGTCGAAATCGGCGTGTGGCTCGTGGCCTATAAGGGTTCGTCGCGCGCACTCGGCACGGCCGGCACCACGCCGTTCGCGACGAACCACAACGACCTCGCGTTCCTGCGCAAGATCCTGGCCGACAACGGCTGTCCGATGGACGGGCAGGTGACGCTGGCGCTGAACACGGCTGCCGGCGCCAACATGCGCAACCTGACGCAGCTCCAGAAGGCCAGCGAGGCCGGCGGCACCGAGCTGCT